ACATACTCGGCAGATGAAAGCTGGCCACGCCGGGTTCGCCCACCGCAGTCGGCAGCCAGTGGGCGTTGATGTATCCCTTGGTCTTCCAGACCGATTCGGTATTCAGGGCGCCGCAGCACTCACAGGCGTACGCCACTTTCCCCGGCTGGCCCTTGGGCCACTTCATGTTCGGCCACTTGAAGAACTGTGGCGCGCGGCAATCCGGGCAATGCACCATGTAGTGCTGTTTGTCGCCCCGCTCGTAGTTCCGGTCGATCGCCGAGGCGCCTTTGATCGTCGGCGTGCTGTTGCCGAAGATGCGTGCCTTCCTGCCAAAGTTACTGGTGCGCTTGCGCGCCAGCTCTTCGGGACTACCCTGGTTGCCGATATCGCCGGCATACTCGTCCATCTCTTCGAGCAGCACATAGCGCATGGTCGACGACTTCAAACCGCCAGGCCGGTTTGCACCGATCAGCTGAATGAAGCCACCTGGAAATTTCTTGCGCCGCTTGGTGTTATCAGCACCCTTGATGCCGGCATCGAGCACCCGCTTGCGCAGCGCCTTCGTCGATTCGCGCATCGGCTCGAAGCGCGACAGTTCCCACTTTTCCGCGTCTTCCACTGTGGGGAACACCGCGAGGATATTGCCGGCCGCGCTGGTGATGCTGTGGCCTATGAAATTTTCGCCGAGTGCCGAGCCGCCCAACTGGTGGCCCTTCTTGAGATAAACCTCGCGGTATTTGCTGTTGGGCGACAGCGCATCCATGATGCCCACCAGGTACGGCGTGCGGCTATTACGCCAGGCGCCAGGTTCCGGGCTGTCTGGCGGAAGGATGCGGTTGTCTTGCGCCCAGTCGCTGATCGACTGTTTGCTATCGGGCAGGATTGCTTCACCGATGGCACGCAGGAATTCGTCCGTTGCCCCCATCTAATCCTCCGACTCGGCCACCAGCTGGCCGACGTCAACGCTGGCCAGCGCAGCGGACAGTTCGCGGTCCAGCAATTCCTCGCAAACATGCGGATCGGTCTCGGCAGCCAGCTGGTCCTTGATACGCGCCGCCACGTTCAGTACGGAATCGCGGATGGCGCGAAACGAAGTGAAGGCGATGCGCTTGGCATCGTCGACGTTGATCAGCTGACCGAGCAGCTGCTCATACTCCAACTTTTGCTTTGCCGCTACGTAGAACTCTCGCGACGCCCGGCTTTCCCTGTACCTGCTGGCGTTGTTATCGCTTCCGGTCAGTTCCTCGCCAACAGGCTTGTCCGCCTCCTCCCTCGCCGGCGCAGCAAATGAAATTTCTTTTTGAGCCAGGGGCGCGGCGACTTCGATGGCGCTGACCGCAATGCGCGACGCATCCGTATTAACGTCCCATTCACGATCTGCAACTGCGGCATCAATCTTCTTGTCCGCGTTCGCATTGATTCGGCCAGCACGCAGCGCTTTCTGTACAGCGCCCAGGCTCACGCCGCGATGACGGGCGTACTCTCGATATCCCATCAGCATAGTGACTACCTCATTGACTGCGGCAGTGACTACCAGAGTGACTACCCTGTGTGACTACCCTTTTAAAAATTCTCCGACGCCGGACAAACCGAGCGCGAATTTACCCATGCGCGGTAGACCCCGGGAAGGACCCTGGAAAATCCGACCACCCCTCGAAGGGGGCATTTCGGCCCGCCGGTCAGGGTCGGCCTCGATGGGCCGGCCTGCCCGGGGCTGGTCGGGCGGGAGGGGCGGGCATCAGCCGCGCATCGCCGCCTCCCACGCGGTGATCAGGTTGGTCTCGAAGTTGGCCGTGATGGTCTGCTCGGCGATGGCACTGAATTCGAACCGCTTCTTGTACACCGCGTCTGTAGCGAAACGGATCAGCGGCGTGATGCGCCGGTTGTCGTTCGTCCGGGCGTAGATACCTGCCGGCAGCTTGTGCCCTTTCGGTGTGCCCTTGAAGAAACGCTTGCTGGACTCGTATGAGTTGAGGTCCTTGGCGATGCGCAGGATCTTCGCCTTGCTCATGTTCCCGTACTGGTTCAGCTGCATGCCAGCACCAGGGAGTGCGATCTGTGGCTGGCCACCTTCGGCAAACTTTTCCTCGAACGTCTTGAAGCCGCGCCGGCCGCCCGTCGCCTCCTGCATCAGGTACTTCGCTTGAATATCCTTGACGAATATGCGCGTGCGCAATGTCGCCTTGGTTGCAGGCGTAACACCAACCGCGCGCTTCGTGAAGGGCGTTGGTTTGTCAAAGATGGCCTCGATGTGACCAGTCTCGGCAACTGCCACTTGCCGGCCAGTTTGAGTCAGAGCCTTGGCCGCAGCGAAAGGCATGTGCCGCTTTTCCGCTTCGCTTAGCCTGGCAATGAACTCACGGTAGCCGTGCATTTCAAACGTTGTATTCACATCGGACCTTGACCAGGAAGCGCACCACAAATAAAAAAGCCCGCACTGGGAGGGCAAACGAAACAGCTACCTATAGACGCCGCTTATCTTGCGGGTCAGACGGGATCACCTCTTTCGTGGTTGAGAAACTTGTGCAGGCGTCTGCACTGCCTTGGACGGGAAATGCCGTCCGGTTGTGGTTGATTGCCCTTGCATGGCTCAGTACCATGGCAGTACGCTCAGGAATTCGCGTTGTGCCAGAATGCAAAAAGCCCGCTCTTCGCAGGCGGGCTCTTCATTCAAGACGCAATAAGTACATCTAACATGCGCATCCTAATAGAAATGTCGCCGAGTGGCAACATGTTTCCGCAATTTGGGTTCCAGGACCGCCTCAGCTTCAGCAAGCGCAACATCAAAATGGACGTCGCGGAACATCCAGACGGTGCAGATCCCCTTCGATTTACGAATCGCCCACCACTGCATCCGGCTCAGTGAATTAATCATGACCTCGATAGCCTCGCCGGCCTGCATGAACTCCTTCGTGTCTTGCTGGTTGCCCTCGCCGCTTGTTATCTGATAATCCCCCAGGGCATTCCATCGCGCCCAGATACTCAGGCAAACGTCCAGTGGTGCTGCCTGGTGTACTGCATCCACTTCCATCGTCATCGTCCCCATTGCACTACCCCTTTTCGTTGTCCACTGTTTGTTCGTCCAATACCTGCTGCCATGCCACCTCACCCATCCGCCTCAGATACGGTTCTGGTGAAGCGTTCGGCTCGTCCAGATTGATGCTATTGCCGCGAGCGTCCCTGCCGATCCGAACACCACACACCGGCGCCCGACCTATCTCATGCCCGTTTTCCGTCGCCTGAAACACCCCATCGCCCTTCAAGCCCCGCCGGATCTGTTGATCGATGTACTCGCGGCCGAATACGCGCCGCAGCTCATCGATCCATGCCGCTGTAATCGGCATCTGCTCCCTCATGTTTCCGTTGCTCATGCCACTCTCCTGCTATTTCGTCCGACCTCAAAAAGGTTGGTCAAAAGGTTGGACGGCTGAAACCCGCATGGTTGCTTGCTTTGCCAACCTCCCAACCTACCCAACCTATTTCTAGGTTTGACTGGAAAGGGGTTTATGGAAAAAGGCCACACACGCACGCGTATACGTGCGTACGTGCGCGTGTGCGCTTGCGCGTCCGGGTTGGCGAGGTTGGGAGGTTGGCGGGGCCGCATTCTGTGCGGGTTCCAGCCGTCCAACCTTAAATTAGCGAGGTTGGACGGATGGTCCAGCCAGGCCGAAATATCCGAACGTGCCGCCTGCAATTCCGCCTTTTCCGCCTGCGCACACGGCGCCCACGATCCCTGGCAGACGATTGCTGCTACATCGCCCATGACGTTAGATAGGAAGCGCATCTGCATCCTCCTGTGCTGTTTTAGTTCCAGCCGTTGCCGGTGCTACAGGACGCGAATAAAAGCGCTCACGCGCCCCTGACGTTTCGCGGTCCTTGTTCCACCCCAGCTTGCGCATGATGGCGCCGATACGCATCGTTTCCAGCTTGGCCGGGCCGAGCTTCGATATCTCAAAGTGCAGTCCACGCGTCAGCAGATCGAGTACTGTGACGCGATCAATGCGGCCGTTCAGCTTCGGCACGCCCTCGGCATCGAGGCCTTCCAGGTATCGGTAAATGTGGCCGTGCCACGGGTCGGGAATCTCGCGGTTCTCCTGCTCCGGCGAGATCAAGCGGTCCTGCTGCTCGCGCGTGGGATACCACAGCACGCCGGCATTCATCATCGCCACCGCCTCTCCAAACAGCTGATCGCGATCCGTGATCAAGGCATCCATATCGATGCGGCCCGTGGCAACCGGCCAGAAGCGCCGGTTGCCGGTCGTGTCCTTGAAATACTCGCCCTCATTGGTCGTCGCCGCAAAGGCGCAGCGGCGCGGCATGTTCTTCATGCGGCGGCCGTACGGCTCGCGAAACCGGTCGACGGTCGACGACATGAACGCCTTGATGGCGGTGACTTCGGATCGGTTGAACTGCTCCAGCTCGGCCACCTCGTACAGCAGCACGCCCTGGATCGACAGGTAGCCGTCCTTTTCACCCATGCGGAATGGCGTGTCGGCAAACCAGTCGCCGCCCAGCACCTTCAGCGCTGTCGACTTGCCCTCGCCCTGGCCGCCCTCGAACACCGGCGCATGGTCGTGCTTCACCCCTGGGCGATACGCGCGCACCACCACGCCGACAAAGAACATGGTGGCCACCAGGCGCAGGTATTCGCTGTCGACGCAGCCCCAGTATTGCGACAGGGCCGAAGCAACGCGCGGCACGCCATCCCACATGGCGCCGCAGCGATCCATGTAGTCGGTGACAGGGTTGAACGCATGTTCGCGCGCGGCCTGGGCGACACCGCGCTCGATGTCGCCGATGGCGGCCAGCAGCAAACTATGGTGCTGCGACAAGTACACGCCGAGGTGGAAATCGTCGCCCTCAGTCCATTCGCCCGGTTCGCTGCGCCATGGCGTTGGCCGCCGCTTCACCTGCAAGCCGGAAAACAGGTCCAGACCCACCAGGCCGATCAGGCGCGGATCGCCCTGCATGACCATGTACACATTCTCCCTGCAGCCCTTGACCCCGCCGTTTGCCGTCTGGATCAATTGCGCCCGCAGCTGCTTAGGCGACATGCCCGCGCCAGCTGGCAAAGGGGTAGATCCATCGGCAGGCAAGGAATCCATTTGCTCGTCGATCCAATCAGGCACGTCATCCTCGGCCTTGGCCGGCGCCGCGACTGGCTCGGCCACAGGCTCTGGCTCGGCGTCTTCGACGCGCAGCTTCGTCACCCAGGACATCACCTCGTTGACACCAGCGCCGCCATCGATCAGGTCAGCCACGTCCCAGCCATCGACCACTTCACCAGGTGCGGGAATGTCGACGAAAAACACCGTGCAGCCCAAGCCGCGCAGGATGCCGGCGACCTTGATCATCGCCGCCATGCCGGGCTGGTCCGCTTCCGGCATCAGCTCGCCAGCCCTCTTGTGCTTTTCCTTGTACCGCTTGGCGTCGGCATCGGCCCACAGAATGACCGTGCGGCCGGCCAGCGGCGTCCAGTCGATTTTGTCCACTGCCTTGCTGCCGCCAACCCAGGACACCGCGTCCAGTTCGGCGGCAAGCATGTCGTGCGCTCGGTCGGTACATTTCTCGCCTTCAATCACCAGTACCGGCAGGTCGGGCCGCATCGGGCCGCGCAGGTACAGAGGACGAGGAACCGGAAACGACATCCAGCGCCACTCACGGTGATTCGTGACAGGGTGCTGCGCGAAGACGCACGGCAGCACTTCCTTGCCGCCGTCCGAGGTGGTGAAACGATAGATCACGCCCAGCAGCTGACCGCCCTGGTCACAGTATTCCCAAGATGTATCGGGCTTGCCGCGCACCACATGCGCCTTCGGATACGGCCCTGCATCGGCCGGGACGGGCAAAATCGGCGTCCAGGGCGTCTTTATTTTCGCCTCGGAAACTGCCTGTACCCCTTTGTCCGCTTGCGCGGGCGCGCGACTGGGGGTGTTTTTCGGCTTGGCCGAAACGATAGGGCGCGTTGCGCCAGGGGAGGAAAAATCGGATGGCGTCAGCGTGATGCCCAGCTGCGCGGCCAGATCGGCGCACGCCCTGCCCTGCTTCACGCGGTGGATATGCGCATAGAGGGAGATGAGATCAGCGCCGGCTACGCCGTCGTCGGAAAAATCAGCCCATACGCCAGCTTTATCGCCTTCGAGCCGGATACGCATTGATTTGCCGGCTTCGCCGGAGGAAGAACCAATACAGAACTCGATACCTTCACGCACGCCGTTCGGGAACCAGGAGCTCAGCAGCGAGTCAATGGAAAGGATGGCCGCGCTGTTGACTGCGGCAAAATCGTCGAGAGTCACGCGGTACGCACCTTCGCCTTGTGCGCAACGCGCTGACTACCGTAGCGGGACGGGATCTGCGCATACTCCAACGCGCCTTCGCGCACCAGGCCTGCGCGTGCCATATGCCGAGCGGACAATGGCGCCTTGGATGGCGAGTGGCGCGGCCCTGCAACCTGCCCGGCCGTCGACGTCGCAGCGCCGACAGCCGGTGCAGCGTAATCGCGGCCACGCTGCGTGACGGCATACTGGCCAGCCTCGATGCGCACCACGTGGCAGCGCGTCAGCGAGTTGACGATATCGCGCTCGAACGAGGTGATGGTGCCGCTCCAGCCGATGGCGCGCATCCAGTCGTTCAAATCGGCGCGGCCGCCCAACTGGAGCAGTTTGCGCACAGCGATATCGGGGCGCGTGCCGGCGCGCGGAACACGGTAGATGCTCATGCCGCACCGTCCTGGCCACCATCAGCCTCGCAGTACACGCGAATGGTCAACGCCATTAGCTCGGACAATCCACGCTGCAGGCCGTCGATATCAGCATCAAGGCAGGCCCGCTCACGTGGATCGATCACTTCGTCTGCCGTCGCCTCTTCAAAGTGAGAAGCGAAGACGCCCAGGCGGACATAAATGTCGCGGAACTTTTTAGCCAGCGCCTCGTTGCCGTCGCAAATGTCTTCCGGTAGTTTTACGAAGGCGCCACCGCTCGATGCGGCCACGGCCTCAGCGAACAGCGTAGTGCCGGAGAAAGCCTGCAGCTGCAAGGCAGTGTCCACAGTGACGCCCTGCCCTTTGCGTTCGTAGACGCGGTTTTCCAGTCCGTTTCGGCTCATGCCCAGGGCGGCCGCAATTGCGTCCCAACCGCCAGGAAATGCCTTGATCATGCCAAGGTACGATTTTTTGATTTTCACAACATATCCTTCTTCTTGGTGGTTGTTCTCATCACGCGGTCAAGCTACGCTTGCGACATGAAAATTGAT